AAAGCAGCGCGGAGGTCGCGCATGGAATCCGCGTAGGTATCAAATGATGCGGCGGGCAAAATTCGGGCGCCATCGTCCAACCACGGCAAGGTCAAAGCATAATGCTTGAGGCGAGCGGCGGACGCGGCCGACGTGACCGCCGCGAGTGCGTCTTTAGCCAAAAGTGTTTTGTTATATCGGCCGGCGTCGGGCGTGGCGTAATGAGCGGCGTTTGTTTCAGCCGTCACGCGCTTGTCAACGCGGCGGGCGGACCATGCGCTTATTTTAACGCTGGCGAGCATGGCGCGCGATGAAAGTATGTTGGTGGCGATATCGGCGGGCGCTGCGGTAAAGTGTAACATGGTTAGTTATCCTACGTTAAACAGGCGCAAAGCGCGCCTAAGCGTTTATATGCTAAAAACGCGCCTTGCGTCAAGATGTCAAAATAGGTTGTAGAGCGTGTTTTTTGCGACTTTTGATTGTATGGCGTTTAAATGCGTTTAGAGCGTAGCTGACGGGATTTGCCTTTTCCGGGCAGGTTAGTACCAAAAAAACAATTCTCGCGGTTTTCTCGTTTTGTTCTGCGCGTGTTTTTCGTGTTATACAAGCAATGGTTGTGGGGATTGTTTTTTCGGAGAAAATGCTTTGGCACGGACAAAAGAGGCGAAAGAAGCGCGCCGTCGAGAATTGTATGAATCTGAAGAAGCCTTAAAGCTCGATATAAGGGAAAAGGCTAAGACAATCGCCAAGCGCGCATTGGGAAGGCCTTCTATCTTCAATCCTGATACATGGGCTCGCATTGTCACGCGCATGGCGCATGGCGAGAGTCTCACGTCGATCACGCGCGATGATGACATGCCGGGAATCTCGACGGTCTATGAATGGGCTTCAGCCCGCCCCGGGATTGCGGAAGGCCTCGCGCGCGCGCGCGAAAGCTTGGCCGATACGCTACTTGATGAATGCGCTGACATAGCCGATTCTGTGCCTTTTTGCGAGGATGACGACGCACGAAATTCTTTTGAAATTCAACGCGCTAAGCTGAAGATTGAAACCAGATTGCGAGCAATCGCGCATATGTCGCCGCGCAAGTATGGAACGCATAGAACGGAAGTCACGGGCGCCAATGGCGGGCCTATCGCGCTTGCCGCCGTGACAATCGACGCGCGTCAACTCGCGCCTGAGCAGCGCGAGACGTTGCGCGCCGCATTGCTTGCCACGAAAACCAATAACAATATTAATACGATAGAGAACGATCCTCACAAAGAGGATGAGGATTGACAGAAGAATACAACGTGAACAAAGCGGGAACGTAGAGGGTACCAATGGGAATGAGGTACCTCGCCACCGACACCGCCACCCCCCGCTAATAGAAAGGAGGGTGGGGTTGTAGCTACAATGCCCCTCTGTGACGTATAGCCCTTCTGTGACGTATAGCCCCTCTTTTGTCAACTTTCCACAACCTCCACGTGCAATTTCTCAACCCGGTATCGCCAAACACGGGGTCTATACCAACTCTAGGTTGTATTTTGTTGACATTTGGGTCCCCGGACGCGGTTTTGGGCCCCTTTTTGGGTTAGGTAGGGATTGTTTAAGGTCCCTTTTGGCTGGTGGGTCCCCTTTTGGGGTGGGGTATGGTGTGGTATTGTGTAGGTGTTAATAGGTAGACATATGTCTTGGGTTGGTGTGGGGTGGGGTGTGACTATTGTTGTCAAGGTTATCTACCGGCATCGGGACATATGTAATGTGGTTTACATGGCGTCTCCAGCGCCTAGACGTTCTTCCTTGGCTGGCAAGGTCTTGAGTCTCATTAAGGGTTTGGCATGTCCACCATCATTGAGATAGACGGCAGAAAGATCGACGTTGACGCCCAGCTTCTGGACATTGACAAGGTTGACTGCGAGGACAGCCTTTATGAGTTTATGAAGGGCGCTTGGCGGTATATTGACCCTGTGGCGTTTACGGAAGGATGGCCTATTGAAGCGATTGCCGAGCATCTTCAGGCCGTGGTTGATGGCGATATTCGTCGATTGATAATTAACATCCCGCCCAGAATGGGAAAATCAAGCATTACATCTGTGGCTTTTCCGGCTTGGGTATGGGCGCAACCATGGAACACGCCAACGTCCGGGCCGGGCGTGCAGCTTCTTCATGCGTCTTATTCTCATGCGCTTGCACTCAGGGATAGCGTCAAGTGCCGTCGATTGATTGAGAGCCCGTGGTATCAAACCCGGTGGGGTGACAGGTTTAAGCTTCAAGGAGATCAGAATACCAAGGGACGCTTTGCCAATGACAAAAACGGGGAACGACTGATTACAGCCGTCGAAGCCCGCGTTACCGGCGAAGGTGGTTCCATTATTGTTATTGACGACCCCAACGCGGCTAATGAAGCGTTCAGCGAAGCGTCAATTCATACAACCACGGAGTGGTGGGACGGAACAATTTCAACCAGACATAATGATCCCAAAACGGGAGCGTTTGTTATTATTCAACAGAGATTGTCCGAGGAGGATCTGACCGGGCATATTTTGTCAAAGGATGTTGGACAGGATTGGGTTCATCTCTGTCTGCCCATGCGTTATGAAATGGCTCGCCATACCCATACCGTCATTGGCTGGGATGACCCGCGCGGGCTAGATGACAATGGACAACCTCTGGTTGTAATTGATGAAAACGGCAACCGGAACCCAAAAGACCCGGAAGCCGCTGGCGAGCTTGCCTTGCGGGAAGGGATGCTTCTTTGGCCGGAAAGGTTTGGCGAGAAAGAAGTGGTCCTTTTGGAAAAACAGCTGGGGCCTTGGGCTTCGGCGGGGCAGTTGCAGCAGCTTCCGTCCCCCAAGGGCGGCGGTATTATCAAGTCTGATTGGTGGCGGTTGTGGGAAAGCCCTGTTTTTCCGGATTTGTCATATATTGTGGCAAGCCTTGACACGGCGTACACAACAAAGACCGAAAATGACTTTTCCGCCATGACCGTTTGGGGTGTTTTCACCGGCAACATGGCGACATACACGGGAGCTTATGTCAGCCGAAGTTCCCGCAACGGCGATCTTGAGCAAAAACGGGTTAATAGAGCCGAGCAAGCGGCGTTTTTTGATGAGGCGACCCGCGTAAGGCTTATGGCAAGTGGTTCGGGGGATAGTTTCCCTCAGGTCATTCTCATGGATGCTTGGCAAATAAGGGCGGAATTGCACGAACTGGTTACAAAAGTCGCTCAAACATGCAAAAAGTTAAAGGTTGATTTGCTTTTGATCGAAAACAAAGCCGCTGGATACTCCGTCGCGCAGGAAATGCGCCGCCTTTATGGAGCCGAGAACTTTGGCGTGCAACTTGTCGATCCAAAGTCGCAAGACAAACTGTCAAGATTGTATTCGGTTCAACATTTGTTTGCGGAAGGATTGATCTGGGCTCCCGCAAAAACATGGGCAAACATGGTAATAGATCAGGTCAGCAGTTTCCCAAAAGGAAAGCATGACGATTTGTGCCTTGTTGGCAAAACGCTTATCCGTATGGCGGATGGAACTCAAAAGCGTATTGATGAGATTCAAATAGGGGAATGGGTTTCAACGCCAAATGGCCCTTGTCAGGTATCAGCGGCCAGCTTGACTGGCGTTCAGCCAATTTGGCGCATGGAACATTCCTTTGGCGAGCTTGAGGGAACCTTTAACCATCCGGTTTTTGCCAATAACGAATGGAAACAGCTTGCATCATTGTGTCCAAATGATACATTGTCATTGTATCAGCAAGACAAAATACAAAAAAATCAAGATTTTTGCTTGGTAAAATCCGTAAAGTGCACCCACACTTTGCAAAAAGTTTACAATCTGACAGTTGACGGAACGCATTGTTATTATGCCAATGACGTTCTTGTCCATAATTGCGATACGGTTTCCATGGCTATCCGTCACATGCGAGATATAGGCGTTTTAACACGCAGTGTCGAGTGGGCGGCTGAAATTGAAATGAGTATGAGGCATCAAGGCAAGAACAGGCTTGCCCCGCTTTATGAGGTTTAGGACAAATGACTCGTGTTCTCGCAAATGCAATTGTGGATGTTCTTAAGGAAGCTGTTGTCAATGGTGGGTTGACTACATTCCGCGTGGAAGTCTGGGGCAAACCGCCCTATGATTTTGTCAGAACCTATACTATACAGGAAAAATCTGATAATCTTGCGGCGCAAGAGGGGTTGCGTAGGTTCGTATCCGAAATGGAAGAATCCGCGCTGGAGAGTTAACATGCCCATGACGCCCGGCCTTGGAGCCGCAACAAACTTGCGCTTGTTCCCGCAGGAACAGGAAGCTCCAGACTTGGGCGAATCGGAAGTTCTTATTGAGGCGGCCAACGACGATGCCGTTGATATGCCGGAATATGATGACAGTGGCGCAATTGTTAAAATTGAACACGATGATGGTTCCGTCACCGTCAGTCTTGATGGCAAACCCATTCAGGACGCCAAAAAGAAAATGCAATCCGGCTGGTTTGCCAACCTTGCCGAGGAAATCAGCGAGGACGAGCTAAACCGAATTAGCTCCGACCTGCTTCGCGGCATCGAGGACGACATTGAAAGCCGCAAAAAGTGGATCGAAGATCGGGCTCTTGGCATCAAACTCCTTGGATTGGAGATTGAAATCCCCGGCCTTCAGGGCGCTTCTGATGGCGCTCCAGTGGAAGGCATGTCTAGGGTCCGGCATCCATTGCTTCTTGAAGCTGTTTTGCGGTTTCAGGCCAATGCCCGAAGCGAATTGCTTCCCACGGATGGCCCGGTAAAGGTCCGCGTTGATACAGCCAACGGAAACCTGCCAGAAGATCAACTTGCCGACGCGCTTGAGCTTGACTTGAACCATTATCTGACCGTGACAGCCACGGAATACTACCCAGACACCGACCGCATGTTGTTCATGCTGGGTTTTGGCGGGACTTCTTTCAAAAAAGTGTACTTTTGCCCGCTTAGAAACCGGCCCGTCAGCGAAACCGTTGATGCGAATGACATGATTGTCAATAATGCGGCCACCGATGTTGAGAACTCCAAACGCTATACGCACAGAACGTACCTTCGTCCATCAACCGTGAAACGCCTTCAGATTCTAGGCGTGTATCGCGACATTGATCTAAGCACTCCAAAAGCCATCGAACCTGATAGCGTTCAACGCGCTAAAAATTCCCAACAGGGCATTGAGATTGATTCGGCCAGACCCGATGATCGCGACCGCGAAATTTACGAGTGCTATTGCGAACTGAACATCAAGGGTTTTGAACATACCTACAAAGGCAAGGAAAGCGGTTTGGAAATTCCATACCGCGTAACAATTGATGTCTCATCAACCAAAATTTTGTCAATTGTCAGAAACTTTAACGAGGACGACAGTGAACTTCCCACGGCAAAAACAAGATTTGCCAAATACACTTTTGTTCCGGGGCTCGGCTTCTATGATATTGGATTACTGCATATTTTGGGCAACACGACTAATGCTATCACTGCTGCATGGCGTGAGCTTCTTGACGCGGGCATGTACTCGAACTTTCCGGGATTTCTCATGGCCGACACTGGCGCCCGTCAGAACACGAATATATTTCGTGTCCCTCCGGGCGGAGGCGCGCTTGTTAAAACGGGCGGCCTCCCGATCAATCAAGCGATAATGCCGCTTCCATACAAGGAGCCTTCCGGCGCTTTGATGAACCTTGTCGCGTCCATGGCCGACACGGGTATGAGAATTGGCGGCACATCGGAACAGCAGGTCGGCGAAGGCAAGACCGACATGCCAGTTGGCACAACGCTCGCGATGATTGAGCAGGCCACAAAAGTAATGAACTCGGTTCATAAACGACTTCACGCGGCGCAGGCGCTGGAATTTCAACTTTTGGTTGAATGTTTCCGCGAACATCCTGAAAGTTTTTGGCAGCGCAACAATCGTCCCGCAGCGCAATGGGACGAGCAAAAGTTTTTGCAGGCCATTGATAATTTTGATCTTGTACCGCAAGCGGACCCCAACACAGCCAATCATGCCCAGCGGTTGATGAAGTTGATGGGGTTGAAGCAGCTTCAGTCTCAAAATCCCAGCATGTACGACCCGATTGCCATTGATACAGCTATCATGGCTGGCATGGGTTGGAGCAATCCGCAACAGTTTCTGGCTCCCCCGTCGGCGCAACAGACGCCTCCGCCTGAATTGCAGCAGGCTCAAGCCAAAATGGCGAATGACGCCAAAACCGCCGAAGCCCGGCTTATGGATTCGCAGACGCGCGCTAGGGAAAGCGCGGCAAGAATGCAGCTTGAAGCGCAGAAAAACACTATTTCTCAACAGAAAATCAACGATCAGATGGAAGCCAATAAGAGCCGAATTGAAAACGATACGCAGGAGCGTATCGCCAAGGAGCGGCTTGATCTTGTTGACCTTGCCCAGAATATCGCCGTGCATCCAGAAAGCGCGGCTTTGATTGAAAAATACGTCAAACCGGCGCTGGATGAAGTTCAGCAGGCTGGCGTAAAACCCCCCGGTTTAGGCGGAGGCAATAATGGCTAACTTGATGGAACTTCTGGAACGCGGTGCGCTTCAGTCGCCTCGTTCTCAAATTGAAAATCTTTACATTAATGCGGGGCGCGTTCCCGGCGCACAAGGCGTTGATCATGCCACGGGGTTTTTTACTGGCGTGGATGGAAAAATTCTTTCCGTTCGCGACCCGGAAACTGGCAAATTTGGTCCCGTAAAAGCAATAGAAGCTCCTGTTTCAACTGCAAAAGCTATTCCGGCTTCCGAACGCTATTTGCAGGAAGAGTTGGACCGCTGGTCTGGTGAAGGCGGCGCTTCCGGCGCGGAACGTCCCGCACCCAGCACTTCATTGGTTAGAGTTGAGCCCGAAGCGCGCCCTGATCCTAATTTTGTTATGCGACCGGAAGGGCCAACAGATGTTGTTCCATGGACTGGATCCGTTTCTGGTGGAGAGGCTGCCACAAATCGTGCTTTAACCATTGCCAATCAAGCTAACATTGCTGGTGGACTTCCAATGCGTCTTCCGCCGGAAGCTGGTGGAAACATGGCATCGTCCCCATGGGCCAAAAGGGCCGCATTGGGCGCAATGGGCGCTGGCGCGTGGGGTGCAGCCAACTTGCCACTTGGTGGCGGTAACGCTCCTAGCGCCACTGCTGGGGGTGGCGGTAACGCTCCCAGCGCCCCATTGGGGACACCCAATATGCCGCCGGGAAATCTTCCAACATTTGCGCGCGAAAATACGCCACCGTTGGATTTGAGTTTCTTGGCAACGAAAGAATCCACTCCAACAACAGCAATTCCAACCCCGCCCCGTCGGCCCGCTAATCTTGGCTCGTCGGCGGCCTCGGTTTCAAATCCGTCCATTCTTGACCGTATTTTTAGCGGGAAACAGTATCAATCTTCCGCTCCCGCCAACGCCGCCCCCGGCGCTTCAAATGCGCTTATTCAAAATGGCAAAATTAACTGGGGCGACGAAAGCATGGATCAATCTGGTTCAATGGCTGATTTTGTGCGCGCCAGTAAGGCCCTGCAAGACACAGGTGATTCTGGCATGGCTCGTGGCGGTGCGGCTAAAGCATCTGGCAAGGGCGGCCATGACGCTATTCACAAGGCGCTTGAGATCATTCATCACTTGATTGGCGGCCAATATAGCCATGGCTAAACAGGAAGAAACAAAATACCTGTTTGAAGATCCTGCTGGGTTTTTTCAGCAGATGGCGGAACATTTTGGTGAAACCCATCCTTTGATGAACATGGCGACGCAGGATCCAATGCGCGCCGCGCAAATTGCAACAACTTATTATGGCATGAAAGCCAAGGAAATGGCGCAGGAGGCCCCTGAAGCTATTGCGTCTATTCCCGGAAAAGTAGCGGATACGGCTAAATGGGCTTGGGAAAATCCCAGCGAAGCCGCTGGCAAGGCGGTAGAGATGGCTGCTGAATGGTCCCCAAATCTTGGTGCTCAAGTTCTTTGGGGTCCGGGCGGCGTTCTTAATCCATCTCCTGCCTATGCAAGTGGCGGCCCCGTTGTTGACCGCGCTCTTGCCCTCACTCGCGCTCTCCCCCCATCTCGGCACATGCCGCGATCAACCGGGACGCCGGTTGTAAAACCACTAGCTAGGAAAATCCCATGAGCGAAGCAGCAAAAGCCGCTAGGGCGGCGATGAAGGCCAAGGCTCACCGCCTTGTTGGATCAAGCAAGGGCGCGGTTGACGCCTCTAGCTGGACCGAACCGACTGATATGAACGCGGATGTTAAGACGGGCGCTCGCCCGGTTAGCCCGCGCCTGTACAAGCGCGGTGGCAAGGTTGAGGGCGCGATGGCAAAGCACCACGCTGGTCGCAAGCCCC